ATTGAACCATTTACAAGTTCCATGCAGTTTGCCATAAAGTTTGGATCATCGTCAATCAAATCTCCAATGTCGTCAATCGTCAATGTGTACTCTTTGCCTTCACGCCTGTGGCCATCTTTTAAGCCTGCTTCGATTAAGCGCAAAGCTTTTAACGGTGTCAGGTTTGCACCAAGTTCGTTTAGCCCCTGAAGCGTGATGCCTTCTTGTTCGCAAAAGCGGCTAAGCGCTGCCATTCCAAAAGAGAATGGCAGCTGCTTGCCGTTGGTTACAATGGTTTTTGCTGGTTTCATTTATAAGTGAATTTTTTAACTTTCAGTGCCTTGAGTCACTGCACCCGTAATCGTTCCCGTTGCGCTGTAAGTTGAATTTTCTTCAACAGTACCGGCAAAAGTCAAGCTTGTAAAAATTACGCTGCTTTCCCAATACGGATGCGTTGCAGTGTCATCAGTGAAACGCATCACGACAACGGTGCCGTTATCAAATGCGGTGAAGATATCGCTGACCTTCTTGTTTGTCGTGTCGTAGCTAATTAAGCCTTCAATGTCGCAGGTGCCTGACTTGCGGCCTGCTTCAAATTGCGTCCAGCTTGCTACATTGTCTTTTGTCAGCGTTTCGCGGGTTTCACGAGTTAGGTTTAAAGTACAACTGGTGGCTTCACCAATTGCAACACCATCAAAGTAAAACCGCAGGTCGGTTCCATTTACTATTGTCGCCATTAGCTTTTATTTTTAAAGTTGAAAAATTTTTTCTTTGGCTTTTCTATCTCATCCGGTGTAACATAGTAGTTATTGACCGTAATTTGTTGCGGTTCAGCGTCATCCTTGGGCTTTGGCACATAATCGCGCCTTGTCTGATCTTCGTGGATTCTGCCAATACCTTCTGCAACCAACTGCGCAGCCAGCGCCCGCGTGAGGTCTGGTGTGTCACCTTGCTTCCACTCTCCATACGGTTTGAGAATTTCGATTATCAATAAAAAGCCGTTATTTTTTAACCAACCTTTCATTTATTTTTGTCAATGCGTTGAACATNGCATTGTTNATTTTTTGCAGGTTGTTATTCATTGCAGGTTCTGTAATTTTTTGCCGAAATTCACTTGCGCCGCCATAAATCATGTGCGCATAATAACCTGATGAATTTTTTCTTGTATCTCCAATTGTTTTTTTACCACTCAAGCTACGCAAAACCCTTGGCCCTACTTCAACACCACCACCGCGCAATCTATACACATACATTGAATTACGTAGGTTGCCTGATAGAATTTCTGTTTTTTGGTATTTTCGATAATAAAAATGATTTTTTTTACTTACTGGCACCATCTCTTTTGCAGCACGATTAATCACAACACCACCAGCTCGCAAAATTGAAGTTTGTTCACGAGGGCCGCCCACTTCTTTTAAATATCGCTGCATGTTAGTTTTTAACTGCTGCACATTTTCGACCTTGATAGTAAAACTCATCTATTCTGCCTAATTTGATAAGTCTGATCAACAATGTAAACCAATTTGTCAATGTTCATTTGCGTGCTAATCTGGTCAGTGATGCGAATACTTTGAAGACTTACACCTCCGTAAGTGCCACGCGTTTTGCCGTCCAATGCAGCGCGTACTTTTTCGGACAAATCCTGCACGCTGTTGTAACTGTCTGCATAGCAAATGACTGAAGCCGTTACTTCATCCATTTGGCTTGCATGGTCTTTTGTGTTGCTGGGTAAAATGCCGGTAATGCTGTAAACCACAAAAGGGTAAATTGCATCTTGGGTAGCCATGTCAGGATATATGCGTGTGCTGACAATACCCGTAACAGGTACCGCCGTGCTAAGAATTGCATATATCGCTTTGCCTGTCATTCCTTAATTCGTTTACCCATTACGGTTAAATACTGCCTGCAGTCGCTTTCGCTGATGCTTTGAATGTCGAATAGCTGATTGTTAAAGCTGATGCGGTTTCTTTCGTTTAGCGCTCTTTTGCGAATGGTGAATTTTGCACCAGCCAAGGACGTTTCCTGGCCTGCTGACTCTTGCTCCGCTTGTGTTAGCATAATTTCAGCCTTAGCCCAAACCGTTGCCGCCGTTGTCCACGTCTTTGCACGTTCGCCAAAAGCATTTGTAGATTCCGTATAGCTTTGAATTACCACGCGGCTTCTGAGGTGGCCGATGCGTTCTTTGCGGTTATATTTGTTAATTGGCTGCATCAGTAATACCAAACTCTGAATTTGTCTAACAAAATCTGAGATGCTGTCGGCATGGTTTTTATACCATCCTGCCGGTTGTCGTACCAATCCGCAATCATCAAAAGCATGGCCTGTTTTAGCGTTGCCGGCACTGATGCGGCATTGGCATAGCCTGCCTGGTAAGTGACCGTAATGCTTTTAGGCCCTGGTTCAATCGTTGGAAAATCTTGGTTGTATTTTCGGTAAATCAAAGGCGGTGTCCAGGCTGTATCAGTTCCATAAATATCAGTGCTAAGTGTTTGCGTTGTGCTGCCAACTGCGGTATAAGTTACAGATGTAATCGAAATAAGCGGCGAAATGGAAAGCCTGAGGCCGTATTGCTCAAATTTGCCGAAATACTCCGTAATTGTTTGTGGCAAAATTGCAAGGGTGCAATACTTTTCAACACCTTCACGCGCCGCTTGAATCAAAAGCGTAATAAGGCCGTCTTCATCAGAGCCGTCAACTTTAAGAAAGGCTTTAACCTCACTTAAGGTCAACGGCTCCGATGATGGGCCTGTGGTAACTTTATATGTACCAGTATCAAACATTACGCCTGAACGAGCAATTTGATTGCAGCAGATTGCAGCAGTTTGCCATCCGTACGCAGGTAGCCTAAGAATGCAGTCTGCATCAGGTCAGCGTAAGTCTGATCAAGGCGTACAATGCTCAGGTCAAGCACCTGGCGAATTATGTACTTTGACCAGTCGCCGAAAGCGATTGTCTTTGCGCCGCTTGCAATGTTTGGAAAATCTTGGTTAATCACGTAAGTGAAACCAAGGATGCGGTCAGGTTCGCCCAACTGCATAGAGGGCTGCCAAAGCGGAATCGTATCGCTTACGCCAAGGTCAAGCTTGCGAATATAACCCAAAGTCTGGTCATTCATCATGAATGCCACATTTGGGCCGGTGCGGTATGCAGGGTCAACACTATGTACCAGGTCAATGATTTCAGCTTTGGTGATTGCAGTCGCGCCGCTTGTGGTTTTGCCGGTGCTTGCGCCGTTGGAAGCGTTCAAAATACCTGTCGGCTTTCCTGAGCCGTCGCCATCGGTGTATGCCTTATTCAAAGCACGGCCTGCAGCTTCGCCCAAAAGCTCTGCAAGTACGCGGCCTACCAGATTCACTTCTTCGTCTTGGATGAATTCCCAATCCAAACCAACAATGTCGTACCAGGTATGTGCTTCAAAAGACTTTCGGTCAAAGGTCAAACCGCGCGGCACAATGGCAGCAGCGCGAGGCTCTGCAACCCAATTGCCGGTCTGAGCGGTGTTGTCGTGCGTCGGCCAACGCATTGGGCGGCCACTTGTGGAACGGTGAATGTAGCTTGCTTGCAACATGCCGCCGAAACGCTTCATGGTTAGTTCAAGGATGTTCATAAACTCCTCAGGCATGACGTACAAACCGTCGCCTGTAGAAGAAGTCGAAGCACGCTGCGCACCATTTGCAATTGCCAAAGCCTGCTGCATGCTGTAACCTTCGCCTTCAATCAGGCTGCGGTACCAACGTTCGGCCTGCTTCTTTTTGTAAGTCACCCTCCAAACCTGCTGCAAGGATGGGCACAGGGTCAACCGCATTAGCGGCAGCTTCGCGCTCTGAAATTGCGCGAATCATGTCAAGTTCTTTGGTCAAAGCCTGAAAGTCTGCTTCAGCTTTTTGCCATTGCGCTTCCTGGTCAGTGCTTAGCGTCTGACCTTCGAAGATGGCAGCAATGCCTTTGTGCTGCATGTACCTGGCCGCGTAGTTCGAGAATCTGCTTTTCCGATCTCATGGATTTAAAGATTTTGGTTCTAAAAAAATAATCGCGCTTTTGTCAGGTACTGCACGCGCTGCTCGATTGTTGTTATCTGTGGCCACAACTTGTGGCACTTCTTGTGAATTTGTGGTATTTGTAGTGTTTTTGTGGTCAGTCGGAAAATCCACTTTGTGTGCGTATGCCAACAACTGCCTGAAGTTCTATTTTTTCAGGTTCTGAAATCGGGCTATTAGATGCGTAATCCTCAATTTCATCAATCATGCCCATGCCTTTTGCATCACGAGCTGTAAGCCAATGGTCTTTGTAGTCGTAAAACTCGCTCTTAATTTTGTCTTCATCCATGCCGGTAGCTAAGGCCATAGAAGCAATGGAAGTCTGGTCAAACTTTTCGAGCATTGCAGCCGCTTCAAGCATGTCGTTTGCAGTGCCAAAAGCAAGGCCAGACGTAGTGTGAATCATTAGTTTAGAATGCGTTGACATGTGCCGCACTTTGCCCGCCAACCAAATATCAGCAGCCATAGATGCCGCCA